TATCAAGGAGTTCTTTCTCCTTCTTATTCATTTTATAGATTGTTTCACTAAGACAACCTTGATTCTTGCCTTCTGCAATGCTTACAAATACATCTTCATGAGCAGCATAAAGCGAAGACCACGAGATATCATTACGGAATGTAGTAATATAATTGCGATGCTTCTCAATATTGCTTTGGCTCTTAACGTACCCTTCTTCAGAAAGTTCGGGCATTGCATTAGACTAGAATCTTGTAGTCATACCGACCTAACATCCTGATAAATCAAGTTCAGATGAATAATCATTATCAATTAAGCGAACAACTACCTCCCAGTAATCCATTTTATAGACTATATCATTTATTAATTTTAATTATATTGTCTTTAAAGTATTTATTACCTTGTAATAAATCTTTAATATTCTTTTTAGATAAATCATAATATTTTTGTAAATCTTCAAGATTACTATATTTTTTTATAAAGTTACCATATTTATCATATACACTTATACCCTTATTAGTACATTGTGGCTCTAAATAAATATAGAAATCTTGATACTTATTATGATATACTTCAAATATCTTACTTATTTTGTTCCAAGAATGTAATTTAATTATCTTCATTAATTCTTTTCCTTTGCACTTTGTAATAAAATTCATATCAGAATCATATACATAAAATTCTGCACTTTTATACCTAGTCCTAGGTTTAGAATAGAATAGATCACACATTTTGGTAGAAACAAAATATTCATTATCTATAAGATTTTGAGATACTATATATTTCATTAATTCTTTAATATCTAATTTAAGATATTTAGCGCAACTAAGTTTGGAATTAAATTCTCTTAATAGTTTACCATTCTTACTATATACATAATAATAATTAGAATAAGTTTTATTTATAAATTCATTCAGTTTTATTTTATTATTAGTACTCCAATACGAATCTAGAAATAACACTTTACTATTAACCGCTGATTGAAATTTAAATGCAGAATAACCATAAAAAGATTCTGCTTCTCTGTAATTAGTCCATTTTTTAACTAATAATCCTTCTTTATTGAATTGATAAATAGGAATATTTACGTGATCAATAAAAGTATTAAAAGTTCTAGCAGATTTAATAAAGTCTTTATTTAATAATTGATCTAATTTATTATATGCTTCTTGTTCATTATCATAAACATATAGTACAACTCTTTTAAATTCTTTTGAACCGTATTTCTTAACTGCACATTGTAAAGGCGTTTTCGGGTATTTAAAACTAGAATTGGAATTAATCCAACACCCTGCACCTATATAACCATCAAACTTATCTGGATTTTCTGTTTTATGCACCCCTAAATAAATACGATCATCTCTTAAAGAGATAGTTAAAAAGACAATATATTTCATTTAATAATTCAGTTTTTTAATTTATTAATTTATAGGTTTCCCTTAGTCGTTGAACATTTCTATATAATATAGATATGCTGCTGATTATCAATTTGACTTTCCAGCAATTTAAAGAATTTATTTTAAAGCGAGACAATTAACTGGGTTGTTTATCACGCTTTCTGGTAGGCCTACTAACTACTATGCACTGTTGCATTGTTGCATCAATTTTAAAGATATCATACTTCTCATAGTAGCGTTCCTTAAATGCCATTACAATTTCGCCGCCATTCTCACCAGTTTCCTGGGGAACATCTGCGAATTCAATACGTTTAATAAAGTTAGTTTCTACTTCCCATTCAAACATCATTGAATCTACTGATTGGAACTTATTTGCTCCCTTTACATCATTATAGAAGATATTCTTTAATGATTCAGTAAGATATGTAGCGGTGTTTTCAGGATAAAGGCGTGATACTACGCCAAGCTTATGAGGGCGTGCGCCCAAGAACTTATAGAAATCTTCATAAGTTCTAGTTTCTGACATCGTAGGTCTATTCAATATTGTTATCCTGTATCTTTTTAATTATACAGTTCTATTAGTTTACCATCCTAATAGTTCAGACTATATCTTCTATCTTCCGCGCTCGTGTCAATATTATTGATTGAGCTATCTCAATTGTTAGTCGTTGAACCTATTTCTTACTTCTATGCTCTTCAGAAAGTTGGCTGCTGATTACCCAAGAAATTATGAGGGAGGGTTTCCAGCAGTTCACGGAATTTAACGTCACCAAATAGCTCAGTGACAAAATTTGCAACTATCATAATTTCTTATTTAAAATGTTCTTAATCTAAATCATCAATACTTAGATGATTCGTTTTTTTGTTTTGTTTATAAACGGTAACTGGTTTTTTATTCATCTCTTTAACTTTTCCAGCTCTTGCGTCTGCAACCCCTTTATTATAAGAGTCCCTACGTACTTGTGTAACTGAATGACGAACGTAATCCGAAATATCGTCCAACATTTGTTCTCCATGTAAAGCAAACCAAGCCATTCTTGTTAAGATAGCTGGATCATTCATTGCTTTACCTAAGATACTTACACCGGCTTCGTCTTGTCCTACAATAAAGTCATAAAGTTCTTCTTTATCATTATTGTCCATATTAAGATCAAAGCCATTAAACTCATTAAAGTTTATTACTTGATCTCTAATTGCATTTGCAAACTGGTTAAACTGCTCTTGCTATTCTTGTTGCTACATATACTGTGCATACTGTGCATTTTCATCTTCTACTTTTTTATATTCATTACGAATAGCTTCAACCTGTTTTTTAAACAAAGTTTCATTAGATTTAGCCTTATCTAAGGCTTCTTGAATCTCATCATCCGTTATGTTGTTTCTACCCATTCGTGAAATAAGATCTGTCGCAAAGACATCTTCGTCACTGAACTAATCTATATTATATACTGGTTCTGAATTGGCTTGCAAATTTTGAGCGTAATAATTTGCACCCTGATTAGCAACATAATTTAGATATTCTTGAGGCGACATCCTACTATTACGAATAGCTGAAATTAATTGTTGTTCAGACTAATCTAAAGAACTATTATTTGTTTCAAGATTATGCAGAATAGAAAGCTTTTCATTAGATCCAAGTGAATCCCAATTTACTTCTTCCTCGCTGCCATCGTTATCTTCGTACTTAATCTTTGAAATATCAGAAATTCCTTTAGATTTTAAAAACTCAGAAATAATCTCTCTATCGCTAAGATTCTAATCTTGCGAATCATCTTGATCCTAAGTATCGTAATTAGATACTTCTGATGTATCTTGAGTTGTGGTATCTTCACCCTAATTTTGATCGACTTCATCGAAATCAATATCATTAATTCCTATTTCCATAAAATTACATTTAATTAAAATACATACAAATATATAAAAACTATAATTTTATAAAATATAAAATATTCGCTAATTATAAAATTATAGACTATTATTCTTTAATTAATTGATCTATTTTGTAGTAACAATTAGAATACGACATATTATAAATATTATAATCAGGCGTATCTACGATATTTCCTATAATACTATCTTTATTACTAAATTTATAATTTAATAATTCCTATATGTTAATATTAGTAAAGGAAAATAAAATAATATTATTATTTTCTATTATTTGTCCCGATAAATTATTTATAATTAAGATTCCATTATTTGAAACTGCGTTAGCTGTCCAATAACCTACATTTCCGAATGATTTTAATGGGGTATTAAGATCCCATTCATTATTATAATATTTACTATTTTTAGATAATATCTAGCATAGTATTACCTATAAAAATGTTTTCTGCCATATTGGGTTACTCCAATTCTCTTTAGTTCCAGAGTCAAATATAAAGTCATTAGTAGCTTCTGTAATAATATTGTTGTTATCTACCTTCCATAATATTTTATCATTTAGTAATGTAGAATTAGTCCAATTATCATTAGAAAATGCTATTTTAGATAGATAAGTAATATTATTAGTTACTTTAATATTATCAATTTCTAATATTGACTCATTTCCGTTCTAATAAAGGTTAAAAGAATTAGATTTAAAAGAGGGGCTTATTATAGGAACTTCACTAGTTATTTGCTAGTCCGAAATAGTTAATTTATTTGAGTTTCCTATTTTAATTACTAAATTAGTTTGAGAATTTATAAAAGAATTAATATCTTCATTATAAATACTTAAATTATCAAACTATATAGAATTATCTACACCCTTACCTTTAATAATTAAAGCCCCAGAAGAAGTATCTGTATTAGCTATAGTAAATGACGTATTTATTATAGATGGAATTTCAGTAGTGTACTCTTTAGTTGTTCCATCTTGTACTATATATAACTTCTTTTCAGATTCTACATAAATAATACCATTCTTTAATGATTCATCATCTAACTATGTTAAATCTTTATATATAAATCCTATATTCTATAAAGCTATATACTTCTATTCAGCAGTAGATTTCTGCTCTTTCAATAAAGATACATACACATTACTATCTTCATTTGTAAGAGCTATAAGAGAGTCTGATGTTTTTAAATAAATGTCTTTATCTACTATATAAAAACCATCAGATGTTCCAATTTTATCTTTAGAATCTACTTGTTTAACTATATTAATTTCAGAATTAATTTTACCTTCTTTTATAAGATCTATAAATTTAGAACCCCATTGTATTTTAACTTGTCCTTTAGTTTTTATTAAAAAATCAGAATTAGATGAACCTACAGAATCATAGTTTCTTCCAAATAAATTCATAATTATTCTATTGTTAAAGTGATAGATTCTTTAATAGGTAGAATAGACATTAACCGCTTAAAAGTAATTTGTGAGTTAATAACTTTTCCTACTACTTTATTCTATCCTACAATTATACAGCCAGAGGTACTATTCTAGTCTGTTCCAGGATGTATGAGAACTCCGTCAAATCCTGGAACGTTTATAAGTCTTGGTATTTTCCCGTTATAAGGCTTCGCCCAAGTTCTATCTTTAAATTTAGGGCTTACAATATTCATATTTACAGAATATGTCCCAGTTGGAATTGCAGTCTCATTCTTTACTTTAATTGAAGTAATTTCTTCTAAAGGCATTGTCTATTTAAGGCCTCTGTCTTTATCTTCTATTGTATCTGCGAAATATTTTCCGTCTATATATAATTTACCAATCGTATATAAATTCTTTTTTGCTATACGTTTTAATAAAAGTTTCATAAATTTTAAATTTTTTAAACTATAGTAATAATATAAAAATAATGCACATTACCAAAATATATTGATAATGTGCATATAAAATTTTAAATCATTTCTTTCCAATCTATAGGAATTCCCTACTTTGCCATATCAGCATACCATCTATTAAATATTAAATGCTACTCTGAATTGAGTATATCTCTTATAAATAAAATTAAGTGCTATTCATCAGTAATACTGGAACTATAAAACACGGATTTACACCAATTCGCGATATAAACAATATCATATAATTTACTATCCGGCATTTCTATCTAAAAACTTTTAATTAAGTTGTCTATTTTTTCTTTAGTATAATCCTCAGACTTTAACTATTTGCATGCAAATTGACAGAGCTTTCTATTAAAGTGTTCTCCATAATATCTAAGATAGTTTAAGAAACCTTCTGGCTTTATATCATAATTAGTAAAATCTTCCATAACAGTATAAAACAAAATAGGTGGCAGAATATTTCCACCACCTACCTATTAATTAATAATCATATCTAGTTCTACGAGATTTTTTAGAATCCTCCTCGTAGATATCTGAATGCTCAGAAAGCATTTTTATAAGCTTACAAGCTAACATTTTAATTCTATTAAGATGCTCAATAGTGTCATCATAAGAATCTTCCGTTATTTCAATATATCCTCTCATAATTACTTTGATTCTTTAGCTAAGATAGTTAGTATCTAATCCATTTTAGATTCAATACCAATCATTTTATCTTTGAGATTATTTATATCTTCATCTCTTTCTTTCTCTTTGGCATATTGAGGATTTAATTCTTTTAAAATAGATTCATACGCTTTAGCAGCATTTGTGTGATACGATGCACTATCAACAATACTTCTACTTCTCTATAATTCATTATTAATCTCATTAGACATAAGTTCTTTAGATTCAGAAATAATTACATTATTATATGTAGCTATTCCTTGATTTCCTGGCAAGTTCTTAAAATCCATATTTGAATCATTAACTTGTGTACTTATATCTATTGACTAATTCATTAAAAAATTGCTATTATAAGTAGGTTGTGTGACATTAATCACAGTACCTATTTTTAATTTAGCATTTTCTCCTTTTTCTACAATGTATACAATACTTCCCTATCTTAAAGCTGAAAACATAATATTAAATATTTATTAAATTTAAAGTATCAGTTTGACGTTCATACCAAACCAAATAAACACCTGTACCTTTAATAGAAGCTACAGTAATGGGTTCTCCATTAACTCCAAGTAAAGGCTAAGCATTAGTGCCATCACTAGTAAATACTATTGGTAAAGTTTCAGTAGTTCCAGTTGGAATCTGCTATGCAAGATTTACTACAATTAAACCTCTAAAAGGTCTACCAATATTTCTATGATTATTAAAATCAAAAGCAACTTGTGTAGTTGAAACATTTACTGATAGAGATTTAATTGCAGGAATTCCATTTACGTTTACATTAATATAAGCAGGTAATAACATTTAGAACCTCCTTTCTTAACCCCACAATGTATTTACACCGCAAGTATTTAAATTAGATAATCCATACCCATATAATAAGTTAGTAGGTACAGCCGTAGCACAACTATAAGGAAGAGTTACAGTTTCTGGTAATTTACATTTAACACTGTTTACATCACCTTGTAATGTAGCTAATGCGTTAACTAATGGGGTAGTAGCATTCTGTATCATTTGATTAAATACAGCAGTCTATTGCCCATTGTTAATAATTACATCCTTCTAAGAACTAGCTTCTCTTAAAGCATCAATCTTGTTTTGCATTTCTCTCATTTCGGCATCACGTTGCCCTGCTAATATAGATTCTGTAGCGGATCTTATACTATCACGAATATCACAAGTTTGTTTTTGTGTCTCATAGGCTACAGAAGAGAAACCACGTTCTTGCCCAGTTGCTACAGTATTGATAGCATTTTGTAAAGTGTTAGTTTGTTGACAAGTTGCTAATCTATTTTCACAACAACAATCTGCAATCTTACTTGCAATCTAACAATTACCAGATTGAATTGAATTTATTATCTGAGGAACAGATAAACCAACTTGATTACCTACATTTGATAATTGTGTCATAAGTCCTGTAAGTGCACTTTGAACGCTATCAATAGAACAATTAAGATTTGAAGACAACTAATTGATGGCAGTACCATTCCCTTGAATTGCTTGCATTAAAAGTTCACGGCCAGAATCATTATTAATTAAATTACCAAGTTCTGCCCCAATTGGGCTTCCATTGCGATTTCCAAAACCATTCCAACCATTTCCTCCCCAACCCATTAAGAAGAATAAGAAGATAACCCACATAAACCATCCGCCTTCATTACCGAAGCCATTATTACGCTAAGCTAATAATATATTAGGATCAATACCCTTTTGAGAAAGCATAGGACCTAATAAAGACATTAGATTACTGTTTTGTTCTGGAAACATAAATACTTTACTGTCCGACATAAATTAAATTATTAAAGTTTTTAAATAAATAAGATCTAAATTCTACAAGTACTTGTTTGTACCAAATGTATTAAAAACAATTAACAATATAATTTATTTTGATAGAAGATAATTCTACAAATTGTTGAATATATTTATAAAAAAAAATAACCCAGACCAAAAATATAGCCTGGGTTATAATTAATAATTAAAATATAGTAGATTAGAGAATGTGCCAATCAATACCACCATCTACAACGAGATTTCCCTCTGCGTCAAGTCCTACATTACGAACATCATCAGATTTAAGTGCGGCAGTGCTCTTAACAGCTGCTTCAAATACAGGATCAGTGGCTGTGCCAGTGTTTTTAACACCATTCTTAGCTGTAACAGATACAACATCACCAACATGATTTACACCGGCAGGAAGAGCAGTACGAGTAACATTTACTTTATAATTTCCAGTAGTAGTATCAAATGAAGCACCAACACCAGATACATAAGTATTTGCAGTTGCTTTATCGTCCGAAGCAATAGTAGGAAGTGCCTTAGTTTCACCAGTAAGCTTACCATCAGTAAGACTTACACTTGCTACATACTTATTAGCTTCAGCAGCAATCGTGCCACTTACTGCACTTTTAGCAGTTGCAATAGCATCGTCAATACCTTTGGTCTGAAGATTTCCATCAGTACCAACAGTTAAGTACTTATCAGTAGTAAGATACTTAAGACTTACTGCATTATCTACTATATTAATAGCAGTACCACCAGTATAAACATCAACAAGACCATTTACAGGAATGTAAATAGGAGTTTCCTCTGCATTGGAAATAATGAGTTTAATGTACTTTTCACCTGCCTTAAGAGATGCATCAGCTTTTACATCATCTGCAGTAGCAGTAATAACACTACCAGACTTAACTACTAAGTCCTTAGGAATGTCAATAGCTACACCAACTTGCTTACCATTTTGCTTTACAACATAACGTTTAGCAACGCCAGTAGCTTCAGCATCAGTTTCTACAGTAACTACCGAAGAATCAACAGCTTCTTTCTTAGCTGTATTCATTGCAGTAATAGTAGCATACTTATTAGTAAATGCAGTATCATCAGCTAAACCAGCTTTATCAAGATCAATAGTAACAGCACCTGTAGCACTATTTACACTAAGATGACTTCCATCAGCAACGGCTGCACTAGTTACTCCTGCATTAGCTGCAGCAGCAATAGCATCAGCAACTGTACTTTTAGCACTATAGCTACCACCGAGTTTATCATCAATTTCCTACTTAGCTGTACTAATTTTGTTTTCCGTTTCTTCAAACTTACTAGCTAATCCAGAAACCTGACCAGTAGTAATTTCACCTACAGCAAGACTACCATCAGTATCTACAATAGTAGTACCATCAATAGCTAACTTAACTTTAGCAGCACCAGTAGTTGTAGGAACAGTTAATGCGGTAGTAGTGCCTTCAGCAGTACCAATAGAGGTTACACCAGCTTTAGCTGTAGCGGCATTAACCTTTTCAGTTAAATCGTCAACAGCCTTCTTTACTGTATTAGTACTATCAAAACCAGTACCAATTTTACCATCAACTCCAGCAATTGCGCTTGTATGATCAGTAATATTAGATTCAGCTGTACTTAATCTGCCGTCAAGACCGTCAATTATACTGTCATAATCAGAAATAGGATTACCTTCATCATTATAAAGTTTGTAAACCTTTCCGTCTTTGTCAGTTGTAAAAAACAAACCACCTACTGCTTTAGCTTTTTTAGCGGCTTCGCCTTTGTAAAATATAACTTTTGCCATATTAAAAATTTAATAGATTGAAAATATATAATTTGTAAGGAAATTATCCCTTACTAAAATGAAACATAATTAACCAAAGAATTGCAAATATAATACCTACTGCATCTGCAATAATATCATACCAATCCCATCTATTATTCTAGTTTACTTCATCACTCCATTCTTTAGTAACTGCAGCAACTAATCCGCAATAAATTGCAGCAATTGTAGCAATTAAAAAATTAGAAGATAAAAGTAAAAGCAATGTACCTATACAGGCACTAATTAAAAAACAAACTCCTACGTGTTTAAGTTTGTCTATACCAAATAAATTAATCAACCAATTCATAGTATTTTATTATTTTATGAATTTATTATAACATAACTCAAAGCATTGTATTATAGAATCATGAGAGACTATACTTCCAGACCAAGTTGAACCACAAACAGTATATGCATATTGCGTAGCCCCGTTTTTAGTATATTTAAATACCACTAAAGAACTAGGTAATATATAATAATTAGGATTTGTAAATTCAGCATAAGCAGTACAATCAAAATTAAATATTAATGCATACTATAGTGGTATTGTATTAGAAGACCTATTGTCTTTAGTAGTTTTAAATATAGCATTAATATTACAAAACTACTCATTTTCAGTAGAACTCATTCCGTTTCCATTTAATTTCATACGAACTGAAAATTCTGATGGATTGTAACTAGTTATACTATTTGATATAGAATCCATCTTAGCTTGTACATTTGTATCTGTTATATTTCCCCAATCACAAATTGGTTTGCCGTTCCATAATACAAATATATCTGAACCACCTAATTTTGATAAATTATAAGTAGTAATCTTATTTACTGGTTTCTTCTAAGTATAACCAATATAATGATTAGTATTTGAAACTCTTTCAAGTACTTCCCATAATTCACTACTATCATTCTAAATTATATAAAGACCGTCTTTTGTTGCTTCTGATTCAGAAGATATTGTTTGAGGATTAAAATTATTTAATTCGTCTCCTATATAACAATATTGGCTCTAATCTTTAAAATAATTATTATTAGTATTGGCACCAGAATTGGTCAATAATGAAAGCTATCTTATTTCCGCATCAAAATATGGTTTCTCATAATTACGTACATAATAAGATCCTAAATCCCAGCTATTTTGAACTTTATCTATTCTTACTTCTTTATTATTGGCTAAGTACATCCAATCATAACATAAATCTTGTTCTGATTTTATATTAATCTTATAGCAATCTATAATATTAATCATTTTATTGGTTGCACTATAAGGAGCTACATTATTAATACAATTTTTAGCAGTAGTTCCATTAGGTAATACTGGAGATACGTCGTTAAAAGATCCTGCTATATCAAGGTTACTATATCCTACACCCTTCATGTGTACTACTCTATATAATGCACAATCTGCAGTAAGTACTCTAAAGTCAGAATTAATTTTTCTTCTACCAGTATCATCAATTACTGTTAATATAGTAGAATCTGTTTCATTAACTAATGTATTAGCGATAGCAGTTGGATTCCATCCAACACTATTTGTCTGTAAAAATAGAGTGTTGTTATTATAGAAACTATTAACTCTAGAACTTACTGTAGTACTTCCTATTGTTGCGGGGGCAAGCCATACATATACTGGATAAGTAGCTATCACAGTTCCTAATGTTACTATATTAGACATCCACGTAGTATAACCACCAGTAAGATAATCTGAACTAGCATAATACCCATATTTGAAACCCATTATAGTATTTACTGTTATTCTTGCGCTATTACCTCCAAGATGCTTAAACGCATAACCATTAAACCAACCATAAGTAGTTGCTTGATCCGCTTTCTAAATAGTGTTAGTATAATCACGACCTTTACCAATTCTATTTATATAAATATCAGTATGACGTTCTGAATTACACTATACAGCAATATCAGCATCTTTATTTGCAACAATTGCTCCATCACATTTAAAAGTTAATTCTGACATATCTATATCAATAACAGGACTTGCGTTGGGGCCTCCCCAAAGAGAACCTTTAAGAAGAATTTGCATTCCGTAATGCCCGTCATTAATATAATTAGCTTCATCAGAATCAGCATTAATATTAGATACTGTTTCTTTTAAGATTACAGAGCTTGCTACATAATAACGTTCCGCAGTCATTAATATAGTAGACCTACCTGCGGCTTTAAAGCAGGCGTTAATTGCAGCAGAATCGTCAGTAGAACCGTCTCCTTTAGCACCCCACCATTCAGGATAAATAAATGGTGTATTAAATTTACCAGTAATTACAGTATCTGATGTAAAAATCTATTGTCTTGGATCTGCGATAATATGTGTATTATTTAAAATTAATTTAACATTAGATTTTAAAATACCTTTAGGCCCGAATACTAATTTAGTATTATCAGAAAACTAAATTACAGTAGTATCTCCGGGCTCTATAGTTTCGTTAATAATTACGTAATTGTAGGTATTATTAGGAATAACAATTTTATCAGATAAAGTACTTGCAGTAATTTGTAAAGCATTAGGATATAAATCGTTTAATTCTAATTTACTCTTTAGCTTATTAGTAATTACTTTATTCTATACTGCGTTTTCAGAACTTTCTGAAAGAGCAGCGTCTATTTCTGTAGGTGTTTTAATAATTTCTATAGATCCACTAACACTGCCATTATCTGTTAATATTATTGTGTATTTTGAAAAAGAATCTTCTCCAACAAATTTAATATTAGCGGCATTAGTATCATTTAATATTTTATAACAAAAAATATAAGTATCTGCAACCAGTCTAATAATATCTGCTTTACTGTACTTATTACATTCTGCTTCTGTAATTTCTACTAAACCTTCTTGATAACTTAAATCTTCAACATTTAATCCTGGGTTATAATTAACCCCATTTAGCATTAAAGGATATCTTCCATTGCTATCCTATGAAGTAGAAAAGAATATTGAATTATCATCTTTTACGTACTTTGTATTATCACCTTTTATAAAATTTACTTTCATACGAATAAAGTTATTGCATTTTTATAAGAATCATTTGAACCGGACTTAGTTTCTGCTGCTATTGCGTATTTATATGCGATAGTTGTAGACTCCCCAGCTATGCTATTACTAGTATATTTCATAAGACATAGTGTAAATTGTCTATTCTAGTATGCTACTGAAATGGCCATAGCATCAGAATCTTTAATTGGAACAGGCATATAAAAAGTAAACGCTATAAGCTTATTTATATCTACATCTATTTTAGATGGTTGAGTTTCATTTTTAGTGGTTACAAATACATTCTTAGTAGTAATCTTCTAAATATCAGAATCTCTTGTAATAGTAAATGAGAAAGCTTTATCATTAGTTAAGTCTTCTGCATAACTAAATAAGGATTCTGCTAATCTTGTGGAGTAATCCCCAGAAGCTGTTAAAGTTGTTTTATCTATATCTATAGCATTTTGGAATATATTAAGATTCTTAACAGATGGGATATCTGTTTTTAATGCTAATGTAGTAGATCTAATATCCCCAGTACCAGAAGTTCTTGGTAATAAATATTTGTAAGTTACTGAACCACTATCTTCTGTAATATGCTTAGATAATAAGTAGCACTCGTTTCCTTTTGTCTCAAATGAAATCATACTATTAGTCCCAGTATTTCTAATATAAAAATCAGTTGGATTTACGCAAACACTTTTGGCAACACTCAAGTCTGTGTAAATTACAGCTTCTTTGTTATCTTTATAAGTAAGACATAATGGGGAAACTGCTGCCGTCTAATCGCTAGTGAGAAATTCATCATTAGATAAATCCTAATTAGCGATTAAAAAACATCCAGTAGGGGTATCATTAATATTACTATTTATCTATACTTTATTAGTTACTAATTTATTAATAGATTCAGTAGCTAAATCTCCAGAAGATTTCTGAACAGTAACAGAAGTCGGAGTGATTTTAGCAATTTTCCCATCTTTATTAATTACTGTTATGGATTCTGCAGAAATAAATAAGACTTTGCATTTCTCATCATTAATAATAATAGAATCCTCCCATAAAATCTAAGAAAGATCTAAATTAGTAATTGATTGAGAATCAAAACTGTTCCAATTAATTTCTTCTGCTATTGTATAATCTACAGGAGAATATGCAGGAAACTTAATCTTATGTGTGTATATAAAAGGTTTTTTATCTTTTACATATACAATTGATTGATCTAAAATTTGATCATTTTTAATAGCGTCATCAAACGACTATTTCTTTTTAAAAAAAAGAAGTTTTTTATTTATAGCCATTTTAAAAATATTAACTTATTTTAAATAAAACTATTTAGTTTCGCTAATTATTAAAATAATTAATAAGGGAGTTGGAAATATTAAGAATCTTCAACTCCCTTAAAATATTAATTTAATTCTTGCCAAGCAATTGCATTATCTACATATTGTTTTACCTAATATGCAGAAGCTAATGCTTTAACTGTTTCAGTTGCATTTGCGATAGAATCAGCCACATTTACTTTGGCAGATACTTTTGCACCATTATCAGTAGTAGTTACTTCTGTCGTAACATAATCAGTAGTAGCATCACCAGCTAATTCATTAAGTTTTGCTTTAAGAGCTGCATCATGTTCTTGCTATTTCTTTAGAATCTTACCAAGAGCAGTATCCATGCTATCACCTTTAGCAGGATCACTATATTGTTCTGGAATATCAATATTTACTACCTTAACAGAACTACCATTATAAACATCTATTAATTCGGATAAATCAATAGAAATTGGGTCTTTACCAGCATCAGTATTAAATGTAAGAGTAAGACTATGATCTTCAGAACTATATTTTGCGCTATCGATCATTCCATCCTTAATGAAATCTTTTGCATTAATTTCACTAATTACTGAAGAATCTTGACCACAAAGTTTAATCTTTTTATTCTCAGAATCATAGGTCAAACTAAGAGTGATAGCTAAACCTTGATCATTTACTTGTAATGGACTACCCGTATTAGTTGGGTCAATAGTAAATGTAAGCTTATTACCATCTACAGCAATTACTGCATTCTCAGAAGTAATACTTTTAAGAACATCTGCGTCCTTTGCATAAGGAGTTAAATCAATCTTAGCAATCTTATCTGATACAACAGAAGTTCCATTTACTTGTACATCATCTATCTTACCATAATCAGTGCCGATATATACTTCCTACCAATTAAGAGCAGTAGTAGGATCATTCCAGGTAATTAATTTATAGTACTTATTAGTATCTTGTACATACCAAATTTGACCTATTGCATCATTACCAGTAGGCGTTCTTCCAGCAGCTAAATCTCCTGTATAAGAGGACGATAAAATACATCCAGCCAGACTATATAAATCAGATACAGTAGCTACGGATCTATGACCTGAGATTTCATTTGCGTCAACAATACCCCAACTTTTAGGATTAGCTGAGGCAAGTTTCGCCATTCTTGTCAATTTATTTTCCATATATTACCCTCCTTTTATTAAGAAAAACTAAACGATGATTTAGAGCTTACAGCACCTGCACCACTATAATATACTTGATATGAAATAGCTGGGGCACCTGTACCAGTATCAATACTTACAGTCTTAGTAGAGAATGCGCCAATTACAGAATCTACACCATCTTTTTTAATAACACTTAATACCCCATAAGAAGCAGGATAAGCATATACTAAACGTTGTGTAGCAGAAAGAGCATTGCAATCAATTGTAGCTACTTTACTATTTTGATCTTTATAAGTCTTTAAAGCTTGAATTTTAGTATTAGTAACATCAGCACCAGTAGGATCACTAGAATCAATTATACCATAGAAAATTCTATCTACAAAAGATACAGAAGCTGAACAAGACTTTGAATCAGTACCCGAAGCAGGAACTACTTTACTCCCAGAAACCATTAAACCTTTCTTAGCGGCTGTAATAGTTTGAGTATATGTAGTGTTGGCAGATACCTGAGTACCAGTAAACGAATCACTAGCAACCCCGCTTTCTGGAAGGGTCGTTCCCCATATTCCACTAGTAGCTTCTGGATCTTTCTTAGAAGAATCAGAAGTCCATTTCCAACTACCAGAGAACTAGGCTTTATACCCTTTAAGTAAAGTAATATTACTAGTTTCTTTGATTTCCTTAGTATCAGTACCGTCATTCTTAAAGATAGACCATTGAGGATTAGTAATTACAGGGGTTACTAATTCCTTGTCTCCTTTAAGAATACCATCTACATCATCACGAAGTTTTTTACCTTTATCTCCTGCATAAGCAGTAGAAGAAGTTTCTCCAAGTGCTAATGAAGACCCAATTCCTACATACTATGTTCCAGACCAACGATATGTTTTGTTATCGTCTGTAGATACATAGATTTTACCAGTTTCGCCAGTTTCTGGAAAACTATTATAAGTATCATATTCAAGAACATCATCTACAAATGAAGGTAATTGAGAAGCAGGAACTTTACCATCTTCAAGTGTTGCAATAGTAACACCAACATCGGTTTTATTTACCTTAGCATTTAATGCATTTTGAATTGCATCATCGTTACTTTCAATAGTAACTGCTCCAGTAGCGTCTTCTAAATTCTTTATAAAACTTCCCTTTGCAGAAATACTTTTTACACCAGCCGCTGAAGTTGCAGCTTTGACTTGTTTATCAAGTTTAGCAATAGCTGTTTCAATAGAATCACCTGCTGCAAGCGCACCATCTAATGCTTGATATTCAGCACTTAAAGCATTATAAAACTTTCCGTGAGTATAGATTTCTCCAGTCTCATGACAGAAAGCAATAGCACCGTCAGGAAATTTGCCTGCTATGTCTTCAGTAAGCTTGGCTTTAGTTTGATAATATAAAAATTTTACGTTAGCCATATAAATTAATTTTCAACCCAAGTAGATTCTCCTCCAGAAATTTTATTATTTCCAAAGTAAAAATAAGGTTTATTTTTAATATAATATATTGTATTATCTTTAAACTCTGTTGGATCTTGATCTAAATATTCTATTTCTATTGGATTACCAGTATTCTTAATTGGGAATGTAGCCTTTAATCCTTTATCTGTAATATCTAAATTAATATTACTAGAATTGTCTACTTTAATTTTAGATTTAACAATTCCTTCTTCTATATAACTTTCAATAGAATCAGAACTGTTATTAGCAGAAGCATAATATTTAGTGTTGCCTACTTGTATAAAATTACATATAGTTCCTAATGGAAATTTACAACCATTATCTATATCTTCTTGTGATATAGCTGCAGTTCCAAAGTTTGATATAGTTTTACCTTCAGCTGTAAATATAGACATATCTACAGGTTCTCCTATATCATTTCCTTCAGAATCTTTTATATGTAATTTATTAGAAGAATCTAAAGTAATTCCAGAAATACCTGTGCTGCTTGTTTTATTAATTAGTTGTCTAACTAAATTATAAGTAGGAATAGTAGTATCTAATTCTTTATCTGTCTCAGTGTTAGTTACAGTAAGACCGCCATAAGTTACCCATAGGTAATCTAATTGACTCTGCCCTTTAACTCTTCTATCTATCATACTTCTTCGTACCAATCATTTTCTAAATTAGTTACTCTAGTATCTAATGAAACTATATTACCGTTTAATTCAGAAATTCTAGAATTTAGATTACCCAAATTAGAATTTAAATTATTTATAGCTTCTTTTCTATCAGAAATTTCATCTTCAATACTATTATTTAATTCAGAAATAGTATTCTTTAATGTTTGCTAATTATCCAACACTTCCTTTAAAAATGGTTTAAATTCCAGAGAATCGCCATTTTTAACAACCCAGTAAAGCTACTGCTCATCACCAGTAACCACTTTAAATAATCCTGGGTGAAGAGTGGTTGCATTTACTTGGTCTTTATAAAATTCCTATAAGGCAGCTTCTGAATCAAATACATAATTGGCTTCTAAAGGATAATCTCCATTTCTTATGAAGCTGCCCATTATTTCACTATATTGACTCATTTGCTTTTAAAATTATAGGTTACTTCTTGATTTAAATTAGATAAAGCTTGTTTATATATATACATTGTATATATCACATCTTTGTTTAGTGCCGATACTTTTAATGGTATCTTATCAATTACATTAAAAGCTTCTATGCCAAAACCTTGCGCCGCAATCTATACTGAATCTAATTTAGGATAAGTTTCAGGAACTACTATAAATGGATGTCTTAAATCTTTATCAGTAAATACATATTTAAAAGTTACACTAGTTAAATCTTTTCCATAATTAAGAAATCTATTCTAAGTGCCATCAATATCCTGACGCTACAATTCTTTTAAATATTCCATAGACACCGTATATCCAAACTTCCACTTAGGTAAAAGTCCTACAAATATAGGAACATTACAAGTAACTGTTTTACTTTCTGAATGATTAGATCCATTAGTATAAGTTACTTTAAATGTAAATGTCGTATCTTCTAAAATTGGTTCACTATCCACTGTTATACATCCGTCCTTAAAATCATTGCCATTAAAAGTATATATTACTTTATCTCCTTGATAAAGTTCCGCGATTTTAATAAGTCCAGTAGAACCACTTACACAAATTGTAACTGGGCAAGTTTCGCCAGCTATTACTGAACCAGGTACTGTAAGACTGATACCACTTCCATAAAATATAGCATCACATACTTGTTGTAATGTCATAGAATCTGGTACAGGAGTATTGTCTTCTAAGAAACCTACAGTAGACTATACAGGTCCAGAAGTTTTCCAAATAGGCTATAGTTTATTAATAGTCTTATTTACCTCTTGTACTTTTTCTTCTACTTGGTGTAATGTTACTAAGTCTTGAGGTTTTACTGCATCAACTCCAGATTGAGGATTTTTAAATACGGTAGTCCCATCCTATTTAATATATTCTCTCTTAACTATATCAAGTATATGATGAGGGTCTATCGCACTTAAGTGATCTGCAATTACCTCCTCAGCGGCATCTGAAACTAGCTGATGTATAATTAAGTCTATTTGCTATTTAGAATAAGTCTAATCTCTATTATAAACATTAGCTGTTTTAGCATAAAATGCTAATTTATTATTAAGTATACTAGTAAATCCATGAGGATCTACTGTAGCTAAATGTTTCTACATCGTCTAATCTACATATCTTTTAGTAGATAGATGATCATTTAATACTGGATCTTTACCAGACTATGTACTAGTAAATGGTGTGGATCCATCTAATTTAACATAAGCTTTATTTTGCTTATTTATTTCATCTTGCGTATATAACTAATCTTTCAAATATACTTGAGAATATTTAACATATTGCTAAAGCATATTCTCTATTTCTGGTATAATTCTATGAGGATCAGTTTTTCCTAAATGCTCTTTTAAAACATTTTCAACAAATCTTTTAGTAGCTAGATGAAAATCTTGTACTGGGTCTACTCCTTCTTGGGGATTAGTAAAAGGAACACTTCCATCATTTTTAATTACCCCATCAATCATCTTTATTACCTGTGGTAATATTTTATGAGGATCTGAAGTATTAAGATGTTGATTTAATGTTTTATTAATAGCTTGATCTAGTAATGAATCTGATTCCTCTTTAGTATAAACTGCGTCTTTCGACTATACTCCTAAATTAGACCGTACTATAGCTTTCTCATCCTCAGTGGAGAACTCAGAAAGATAATTTTCTTTCTGTAAGTAATCTACCGATGGTTGTTCTGGAGTAATTATAGGTTGATCTTCTTCAGGTGTTAAGATTGTATTTGCCATAAGTTATTTAAATAATATTGTAAAATAACTTCAGATAGTTTATCTTCAAGTTCGTTATTACTTATCAAATTTATAACAGATATTTCCTCAAGAATAAACTCATAATCCTATTTATAGCCTTTACTAAGTTTTCTTAGTAATTGGTTAAAATCGCACACAGTTTTCTTTTTTAATTTATTTAGAGCATCCACATCCGCTACTATTTATTCTATTGGTTTGATTCTGTTCGTTATTACAGATCCCATTACATGAAGTTACTTGTTCTATAATTCGTTCTGCTTCGTCTAATTGATTTAAATCGGTCATATATTTAACAATATTCATTGCCATCCAAGCTAAATCTCTTTTATATACTAATTCACTATCAATTGTATTTTTATTAGAACAAGCAGTAATGTTTCTGTTATTAAATATCTATTTGCACAAATTTATATAACACTATCTTAAATAACAAATTGAAACATAATTTTTATTAATTATTGATATAGTAGTGTTAGTAGGATTTATCTATATAACTTCATTTATTGTAGCAGATTCAATTTGGCCATTAACTAGTTTATAGATATTTCCACTATCTTCAAAATAGATATTAGAATATAAAGCAAAAGCAGACCCGTGCTGTTTATTATTTTCTTTATCATACCATTTCTTATTAGGTAATACTACATAATATATAGTAAAATAACCATCAAAAGTAATTGGTACGTTAATATTATTAATATTAGAATAATATGTAGGATCTTTTAGTTCAGTTCCTGCAATTTTATTATGCTATAATATTACAATAGAAGTAGTTTCGGAATGTTTAAATTTTCCTTTAGCAATATTAGTTGCATCTTCAGGAAGATACTATGAATTATCTTGGATAATTACTTTACAATTTTTATCTGTATCTATGTTAATATTTAAATTCATGATCCAATTTGTCTTATTTTATCATTATAAGGATTTCCGTCATATAACTAAGCAATTTCTGCTTTGGTTCTCTTCTTAGCTTCCTCGGCCATAGTTTCTTTATAATTACGTTCAGTTTGCGCTTTAAACCAATCAAGCTAATTCTCCATCTGCATTTTCTATTGTTCTAATTGAAGTTTGGCCTAGTTAATTTGTTCTATTTTCTGCTGTGCTTTTTGTAATTCTTGAGTTGCCTATTTAGCTTGCTAAGATAATTCTTCTATCTACTACTATTGTTTTTGCATAATATTATTCTCATCTTTCTATTTCTATAAAGCTTTACGTACTATTAATTTTATATCAGTAACACTTTTACAAGTAAGAGCTTCAAATATTATATCTGGAGCCATAGAACCATTTTTAATAAATTCTGGAATAATAGATTTAATATATTCCAAATCTTTCATTACATCACTACTTGTAGTAATACGAATATCATGGTCTGTTATTGTAAAATATTCTGGAAGTGCAGTAAATATCTTTTGATATTTTTCTCCTAAAATTAATGTGCCTGTTAAGCCATTTTTAAATACTATTTTTGCAGTATTTAAACAATCTAATAGGATTTCATTAACTACTAAGTCCATCTAATGATAGTACTACTTAGTAATAATAAATGAATTATTCTATCCTACTCGTATATTGGAAACCGCATCATACTATTGTATTCCATTAAGTCTTTCTCTAAAGACTCCTGTAATAGAAGATGCGGTAGATTCAATTTGTTCTATAGCTAATTGTATAGCCTATATAGCCTATACTCTTACAGTGTCATCATACCCACTAAATATAGTATTTAATGTTGAAGGAGAAGACCCAAGTCTTCCTTCCTATGAAGAATCAATAGGAGCAATACCAGACTTTTTATATGCTATAAACCTCTATAATTTTTCTGCTGTATCATGTCCTAAAAAGTTAGGAAGCATAGATACATCAACGAAATCTCCTACAGTACCACTATTAGCAATAAGATTGTCTCTGTAGAAATTTAGTATATCATACTTATCCTGCAAGTGGGCGCAGGCCAAGACCAATGAATATGGCTGCGAACCCCTATTTAAGAAATAAATACCATTTACAGATAATCCACAATATGATGGATTAGATTGACTTCTAATTACGTGTTCATCTTTTCCTTTTAAAATGTAGACGCTCTATCCGATACGAATTGTTTCATATCGCTACATAATAAAATCAGAATCTGTTTCAATCCATTCTACTTCATATACAGGTATTAAATCATGCTATTTGCCAAATGTAGTAGTTGGATAACCAGGCACAATCAACTCTTTACCTGCTTTTATACCATCTGTAGATGGAATAC